TAGGGGGATATATGGCAACGGATACCGATATCAAAAAAGATTATGAGTGTAATTATAACGATGCAATAGGTGTTTGGTCTGGATGGTATGCCGAGGCTGATAGAGACATGGCATTTTATCTATCTGATCAGTGGACAGATAAAGATAAGCAGATATTAGCCCAAGAGGGACGTAGTGCATACGTCTTTAACTTGATTAAGCGTGTTGTCAATATGATCTCAGGCTATCAGTACAAAAACAGGTTATCTACTACATGTCAGCCAGTTGAGCAGTCAGACGACGCAACAGCAGAGTTATTTAGCGATCTACTATTATATGAGATGGGACGTGGAGGTTATAACTGCTTAAGCGAGGCTTTTAAATTAGGTGCATTAGTAACAGGTATTAACTTACTATCTGTATATGTAGACTATCGAGATGACTATGAGAGCGGAGATATACGCATTACAAGAGAGCCTTATAACTCTTTTATCTTAGATCCTAACTTTAGCAGATTGGACTTACAAGACTGTGGATATTATATAAGACGTAGATATGTATCAAAAGACGAGGCTAAGTTATTGTTGCCAGGACAGTCTAGCGATGTAAACATATTGCCTCTAGGAGTTACTGACAATAAGTTTAGCTATATGAAAACAAATAATACTTACGCATCTAAAAACTTGATGGCTTACGACGAGTACTGGCGCCGTACAACTCAAAAAAAAGATCTTCTAATAGACAACTTTACCGGTCAAACACGCATCTGGGACGGCAATAGAGAGCAGCTAAGAGCTTTTAAATCAGAGTATCCATGGATAGAGACTCGTAAGATAATAGTACCAGCAGTAGAGCTACATAGCTTTTTACAAGGAGAGCTTATGCGCACTACAGTTAATCCTTACGGTCTTGATGAGTATCCTTGTGTACCTGTTGTTGGGGTATTTGCTCCTGAGTTTAGCAGACAGAGTTATAAATTACAGTCAGTAGTTAGGTCTATTATAGATCCTCAAGAGGAGTTTAACAAGATGCGATCACGTATGAGTGATATATTAGCATCTCAAGTCAACTCAGGATGGATTACAAGAGAGGGAGCGGTTAAAAATAAAGCTGATCTATACCGTACAGGTCAAGGTGTTGTAATAGAGCGCTCAATGGACTCTCAACCAGCTGACTTACAAAAAATACAGCCTGGTGATGTATCCCAAAGCATGTTTGCACTAGCTGGAGAGCTAAACCAAAACATTATGGAGATCCCAGGAGCTAACGAGGAGCTTATGGGTGTATCAGACAACGGCAATACAGAGATGTCTGGTGTACTTGCTAAGATACGTAGCGCTAACGGACTTACAACACTACAAGATCTTTTTGATAACCTTGCGTACTCTCAAAAAATGCTTGGACAAAAGATAATTAAGCTTATCCAAAATAATTATTCACCAGAAAAGATACAGCGTATTACTGGTAAGCAACCAACTCAAGAGTTTTACGATCAAGACTTTGGCAAGTATGACTGTGTTGTACGCGAGGCAATGTTAACAGATACTCAAAAGCAACTTGCTTACGCTCAGGCTTTACAGGCCCGTAATGCTGGCATAGCTATACCAGATAGCTTTATAATCGAGATGATGCCTATAGCTGACAAAGAGGAGCTTAAAAAGGCGTATCAAGAGCAAGCACAGCAAGCACAAGCTCAGCAAGATAAAATAAATGAGCAAGAAATTTTACAGCGTAAATTAATTAACGCCGAAACCATTCATAAGTTATCTTTAGCAGAACAACAAAGACAAAGAGGTGTAGCAGATCTTGCATTATCAAGAGAAAGATTAAGCCAAGTAGAACAAAATAAAGCATCTGCATTACTTGATTTATCAAAAAGTATGACAGAAATTCAAGGAATGAAGCAGGAACAAATAATTGCGGCTATTCAATTTTTACAAAATCTACAAGAAGCTACTAAAAACGAAGATAGGCAAGATATATTAATGACTAGTGCAGCTCTTACAGATGATGTTTATAGCAAAGAAGAAGATATATCTAAGACAAAACAAGAAAAAGAATTAGAGAAGATGCAACAATTGCAGCAATCATTAGGTAATATTCAATAATTGTTTATTTGTTAAATTTTCAATTTTTATATTGTTTTTCTTAGCAAATGTTCTTATTTTTCGTCTTTGATTACAATCAAAATTAAAAAGCTTTAGATGTTTAAATACTTCTAAGGCTTTTTTTATCTCTATTCCATCATATTTATTTAAAGCATGAATTGATTCATGACAACCTTTGCATAATTCAATGTAATTTTTAATTTTATTATTATATTTATTTCCATCTATATGATGAAGAAGTGTATCACCATCTTTGTTGCATATATTGCATTTGCATTTTCTATTATTTTTAGTATATTTTTTAAACCAACTATGACCATGTTTATAATTAGGATTATTTTCTTTTGTTCCATATTCATTCCAACAATCCATAGAACAACATATTGCTTTATCTAATTTTATATTATAATTGCTAGCATAGAATTCTTTACCACAATTTTTACATTTTCTTGTTTCACCGTTTCTATTATGTATGCAACTGCAACTATGTGAACAATACAACATTTTAGAATATTTCAATCTATTTTCAAGAAATTCAAACTCTTTACCACATACTATACAATTTCTTTTAATTCTTTTTTTTATAAGAGCTTTATATGAACATTCTTTAGAACAAAATGTAGTTATTTGATTTTTTAATCTTGATGGAATTACAGTAAATTTTTTACCACATACTGAACATATTTGATGTATTCTATTCCTTCTAAATTCATGTTGGCATTTTTCCGAACAAAAATGATTGTTGTCTCTTTTTAAAGCGTATTGTTGTTTATAAAACTCTTTACTGCAATTAGAGCACTTTATTAATTTCTTGGTTGTTTTAGACTTAATAGCACATTCCTTAGAACAATGATGTTTTGGTCTATGTTTAATAAACCAATCTTCTTTTAGGAACTCTTTTCCACATATTCTACATGTAACTAATGACTTAGACAATATATAACCTCCTTAGTTAATCCTAATTAGAAAACAGAGCAGGCTATTAGGAAGATAGCTTTTCACGCCGTCGCGCTAGCTCTTGCCAAATAATATAATAAGATTTAGATTAAAATATAAGTAAAATAAAAAGTAGGGAGTTAATATGCCATTAAAAAAAGGACGTAGCAAAAAAGTTATATCAGAAAATATAGCCACTGAGATTAAACATGGCAAATCAAGACGCCAGTCTGTAGCAATAGCGATGGCTAAAGCTGGTAAAAGCAAAAAGAAAAAGTAGGTATAAGATGGCATATCAGGAAATTGGTGAGACACGATCTGCTATGGCTAACGATCTAGCTAAAAAGATCCAAAAAATTGCTGAAGATGCGCATAAAGAGAAGCATTTGAATGAATTTTGGATTGTCATAGCATCTAAACCAGATATCAATATGCCTACAGTCATAAGACAAGGTGTTATTGTAACAAATAAAAAGCCAAGACCAATGTTATCTGCTATGTGTTTTCATGTTGTTTGGTCGCGTGGTCTTCTAGAGCCTGAATGGATACTACCAAGAGATGATGGCACAATGCCATTTGAGTACGAGGATAAAGGTTCAGAGTTTATACGTAATTCTATTGGTATGGCAGGCGGTACTAGACTTCTTATTTAATTAAAAAATAATGTTCTTCAAACATGGCCCCTTTTCGGAGGGGTTTTTTTATGTCTAAAAATATGACATATCCACACAACTTCATTAAAATAATTTATTGTTTTCTTATAATGTCACATTCTATAACTCAATATTTCCGGGTATTTATGAGCAATAAAAATATTCTTGATATTAATTAAATATTTAATATGATTAATGAAAAGTAAATTATTTACTTTCAAAGGTTCGTCGAACCTATGTTCTTTGTGTCGGGGCCAAGAGACAATTAACTAAACGACGTAAAAAAAGGTAAATATATGTCAGATTATGAAGATGCCGTAAATGCTAATGATGCAACTGCTCCAGTCGGCGAGGAGCAATCACAGGGCG